GGATGAGTCAATTAGGAGTGGTTTGAAATTGGATACCCTTTGGGGTCCGAGTTTGAAGAAGGAGACGAGACCCCCTGAGAAAGTGCAGAATAAACCCCTGCCTGTCACTCGTGTTGTGATGGGATCGTGTGTGGTGAACACCTTGTTGTCTAGGAAATATTTCGGAGATTTCCTCAATCATGTTTTTGCTAATTATGCTGTGTTTGAAAGCGCAGTTGGCATTAATGTGTATAGTAGGGAATGGGACGATTTGATGAAGGATTTGCACAGGTTTTCAAAGTTTGGATTTGATGAAGACTATTCAGCCTTTGAGAGCAATTTCCGTGGGCAGCTTGGAGAGATTTATTTGCATCATATCAATGAGTGGTATCGTAGTGGACCTGCATGGAAACCCGATGATGATGTTGCAAGAGCCATGCTTATTAACGACTTTTTGTATTCGTTGATAGCATTTGGGAAATATGTGCTCATGAAATGGGGGGTCAACCCAAGTGGGTGCTTTATCACGACGCTTTTGAACATCATCATGTCTGGGACATTTATCCGTATTGGTTGGCTAGATTTGGCGAGGCAGTTTGCGCCGCAGTACGCTGATATGGTGTGGTTTTCTAAGTTGGTTAGACATCGTGCGTTTGGAGATGATGGCATCAATGCAGTTAGCATGACAGTACCTTGGTTTAATGGGAAGAATTTCTCCATGGCCATGGCTAAATATGGCATTAAGGTCACCCCCGCATGCAAAGGAGAATATAAAGATGGTTTGCTTCCGTTGTTGGATTGTGAGTTTCTGAAACAAACGACTAGAATTGATACGTCATTGATTCCTGGTGTGAAGTATTATCCAGTTATTAATGATGACACGATTCATAGGATGTTGAGTTATCACAAGTCTAACATTCCGAAAGAGCAAGCTCTTTATGAAGTTGGGACTATGGCTTTGAATTTGGTTTGGTCATCAGGGAAAGATGTTTTTAACATATGGAGGCGTCGCATCATGGAAGTGTGGCAAGAAGAGGGTATTCGTGAGATGCCCCCAACTTTCTTGAGTGTGCTTGAGCGTTGGAAGAAAGGGACTATTTATTCGGGTATCTTCAGTTGGAAGGAAGATGAGGAGGAGTTGAATTATATCCCGAATATAGGTGTTGCACAGATGCCAAAGAAGCGAAGGATTTCATATGCTACGAGAGTTAAGTTACACCATGAGCCGACAAATGAGGAAGTGGAACAGTTTGCAAAGGATTTCAAAGAAATGTTGATAGGAGATGGTTTAGAGGAGAAGATACCACCCCTGTCACATGAGAAAATTCTGGAGTTGTTGCGAATAGTAACTGCCAATAGTTCGGGTGTGGCGCAAATGGAGACAAAGGACCCTGCGATGGCTGTAGCTGTAGTTGCGGAAACTAGCACGTCACAGACACCTGCCCAGGATGGTTCTATATATCATCTTGATCAGATTTTGAAGAGAGGGATGCCAGTAGCGTCTTTCACTCCGCCAGCCGATG